GGGTGGTACAAAACCACCCTGAATCGTGAGGCACTCAACCAGTTGCGGCAGATGATCGCAGCGGGTGAGGCCGACGCAACTGACTGGGCCGCCCTGAACGCGGCCTGAGTTAAAGAAAAACCGTGAGCCCTTGATGGGTTCTCAACTACGCCCAGGAGGCAACCAACATGTCAGACGAAGCCGTTACCGCCGACACTGAATCTGCTGTGGCCCCGGAGGTCACCCCAGAGGACAGCGGCATGCCTGAGGAGATCCGGAAGGTTCGCAGGGAGAACGCGAAATACCGGACTGAACGCAACGAAGCCCTCGCGGCTATCGAGGCACTCAAGAAGTCTCATGGTGATCAGGACGCAGCGTTCAACGAAACCCAGGCCGAGCTTTCCGCCCGCAGCTTGGAGTTGTTGAAGTTGAAGACTGTTCTCGCTGAGGGCATCCCAGCTGAGGATGTTCTGGATGTGGCTGCCCTGATTCAGGGTGACGATGAGGCCACGGTTTCGGACAGCGTGAAGCGTGTGAAGTCGCTTCTGGACAAGGCTCCCGCCCGGGAGCGCCCTGTTGACCCATCTCAGGGTTCGGGCAATGTGCTGCCGCTGAACGGTGATCCGTTGTTGGAGACCGTGAAGCGGATGGTCGGCGCCTAAACCCCCTTTTCAAGAAAGAAGACAAACAGAAATGCCTGCATTCAATACCCCTAATACGGTGGCCATGACCGGCGACACGATGTTCCAGGGTTACCTGGACCCGGTGATGTCTCAGGACTACTTCGCTGAGGTTGAGAAGACCTCTGTGGTTCAGCAGATCGCCCGGAAGATCCCTTTGGGTCCGACCGGTGTTCGTATCCCGCACTGGGATGGTGATGTTCGCGCCAAGTGGACCGGTGAGGGTGAGCAGAAGCCCGTCACCAAGGGTTCGATGACCAAGCAGGAAGTGGTCCCGCACAAGATCGCGACCATTTTCGCGGCAAGCGCCGAGGTTGTCCGGGTCAACCCGGGCAACTACCTCGCGACGATGCGCACGAAGGTCGCCGAGGCGATCGCGCTTGCCTTTGACGCCGCGGTGCTGCACGGCATCGACAGCCCGTTCGGTAAGTGCGTCGCCGACACCACTAAGTCCATCAAGCTGGCCGGCCCGGACACTGCGTTCGATTCGCTGAACAAGGGCCTGGATCTGCTGCTGAAGGACAAGAAGAAGTGGAACGGCACCCTGTTCGATGATCTGGCCGAGCCGGTCCTCAACGGGTCGAAGGACAAGCAGGACCGCCCGCTGTTCATCGAGGCCACCTACACCGACATCAACTCGCCGTTCCGTTCGGGTCGGGTGTTGGGCCGCCCGACGTTCCTGTCGGATCACGTCACCGACCCGACGAAGCCGGCCAACGACACCGGAATCCTTGGATTCCAGGGCGATTGGTCGAGGATCGTGTGGGGGCAGATCGGCGGGCTGTCTTACGACGTGTCGGATCAGGCCACGCTGGACATGTCGGCCAACGGTGACGGCTCCGGCCTGGTGTCGCTGTGGCAGAACAACTTGATCGCGATCCGCATCGAGGCCGAGTTCGGTGTCCTCGTCGACGATGTCGAGGCGTTCGTCAAGCTGACCAAGTGAGTTATCGGGGAGGGGAGTTCATTCTCCCCTCCCCGTTCTCCAACGAAGGGAATTGGTTGCTGTGAAGCTGAAGAACAGGAACAGCGGTGTTTTCGCGGAAGTGTCCGATGAGCTGGGCAACGTCCTCGTCGGCGCCGGCGGCTGGGAAGAAATCCAAGCGGAGCCCGTCGAACCCAAACCGGTTCGTGAACGCGGCCCGCGTAAAGCCGCCCCGAAGGTCTGAGGGTAATGGCGTTCGCGTCGGTTGATGATGTTTCGGTGCGTTGGTCACGCGATTTGTCCTGCGAGGAAAGGGAACTCGTTTCGGTTCGCTTGGAGGACGTTGAGCGCCTGATCCGCCGCAGGGTTCCCACGCTTGATGATCGGCTCGCCGCAGGTTTGATTGATGTTGAGGATTTAATTCAGGTTGAGGCTGATGCGGTTCTGCGCCTGGCCCGCAACCCTGAAGGATATGTCAGTGAAACGGACGGCAATTACACCTACCAGCTGTCGAAAGACCTCGCCACGGGGAAGTTGATGTTGACTTCCGATGAGTGGGCGATGCTGGGTGTTTACCGGAATCGTTTGACGACTCTTGTGCCTTCGGTTGTGTTGGGTGACGGGACCACTGTGCTGGGCGAGTCGGAGGTTTAAGAAGGTTATGGCAACTGTTATCACGGTGATCGGTGTTACAGCCCTCATCTACGAAGTTTTGGAGCGGGACTACGGTGTCCCGAAGCCCACTGGTGGTTTGGGTGGCGGTATCACCACGGGCGGTGGGTCTGGTGGTTTGACGCAGGCCCAGGTGCAGACGTTGATCAACGCTTCGATTGCGGCGATCCCGGCTGGCACTACGGATCAGGCTGCTGTTGAGGCGATCATTGAGGCGAAGCTAACTGAGTTCGGCCCGATGATTCAGCAGGCTGTTCAGTCTCAGTTCAAGGCGATGCCCAAGAGCATCCGGCTGAACACCGATGACGGCAAGGTCAGCATTGAGGGTTTGGATGTTTCCGGCCCGAATAAACCTGTGTCTTTGGACATGGAGTTGCCTGACGGTTCGTTGTCAGTAAACGGCAAACGGGTGTTGACGGTCGATGATGCTCTTGATGCTGCCGGTGGTGGGATTGACCAGGCGGCTATTGAGGCTGCGGTTCAGGCTGCTACCGCCACTCTGACTGCGGCCATTTCTTGGGAGGGTCAGCAGCGCGAGGAAGCTGATATCAACCTTGAAGCTGCGTACCAGTACCTCCGCGAGAATAAGGCCGACAAGTCCGCAATTGAGGGTCTTGAGAGTGCGATTATCGGCCAGTTGTCGAAGATTTTCGATGACATTGCGGCGCAGCAGAAGATCAGCGAGGACATCGTTGAGTGGGTTATCGCGGATTATGTGACGAAGGCTGAGTTCCAGTCTTTGTTGGATGCGATTACCGGCCCTGATGCCACGGTGGAGGATGTGGCTAAGGCGTTCAAGGATTTGAACGCTGGCATCGAAGACCTTGTGCGTCAGCTTGTTTCTGAGGTTTTGGGTGTGCCGCTGCGGCAGATGGTGTCTGAGGCTATCGCTGAGCCTATGAGTGTGGTTCAGGCTGACATTGCGGCTTTGAAGGCCGATAAATCGGCACCCGTTCTTCCTGAGGCTACTGCCGCTGAAATCAAGAACGTGTTGACCGGTGGTGTTGAGGTTCCACCGAATATCCCGTGGACGGCTTGCACGAACGTGGGCGGCAGCGGCAACGTCGAGGCACGGCTCATCAACGGCGTGGTGCAGTTCCGCGGCGATAAGAAGGCCAACATCACCGCTGGTGGCTCACTCACGACGGTGCTGCGTATCCCTGCCGGGTTCCCCGGCCCTGCGGTGGCTCAGAACATCGTTGTCCACGCCACCAACACCGGAGTTTCCTTCGTCACCGGCCTGACCCGAATCGACACGTCTGGGGCTATCGGCCTGGCCGCACCCAACGGCAAGTTCGACACCGCCAGCTACGACGGCGTTCAGTACTTGGTGTTCTGAGAGGAGCCACGATGATTGACAAGAAGATCGAAGCGGTCACCACAGCAGCAGTCCATCCGGCGTGCCTTGATTTTCGGGCTGCCGCTGCCGATGCGCTGAAGGCCCTGGAAGCCGCCGGCGGCGGTTTGGCGCTACCTGACCCAGCGTTGGTGCGTGTCTCCAACACCGCTGTCGGTGAGGGCGAGTACGTTGTCACGCCACTGAACACGATGGGCAACCGGTACATGCACACCCCCGGTGAGCATGACGATTACGCCTTCGTGTTCCTGGCCTACACGATCCCCAGTGTTGTGCCGGGTGGTTCAACGTGGACGATCAAGGTCACTTACGGCGGTAAGACGATGACTTACCGCAACGAGTTCCTTACGGGCGGTTCGGCTACGGACGCTACTCGCGGTGCGGTGCAGTATTACGACCTGCCGATCACGCCGGGTCAGGGTCCGCAGGAGGTTGTGGTCACGTGCACTACCGGTTTGAATCTGACTGGCCGTGCCGGTAATCCGACGTACACGTTCGCCTCAAACTCTGTGACGGTGAGCAACTGGGTTCAGAGCGCGTCAGCGGGATGGGCCGGTGGTACTGGCAGCAACGACAAAACCACCTTCCCCAAGCTCGATGGGGACCGCCGCTATCTGGGTGTGTCTTCTGTAGCCACCACCCCGGCCCGCACGTATATTCAGTCCGGTTCCGGTGGACCCGCGAAGGTTTTGTGGGAGGCATCCGACAAGGACGGTCGTCGCATCGTCATCTTTGAGGACCGCAAGCCGCAGCCCGACTTGTTGACGATCATGCACGGTGGTGGAGCGAAGTTCGCTGCTGGCGCTTTAGTGGTCAACGTGAACGCTCCGTCGAAGGTGCTGTGACTATGGAAATCACCAACGGCGAAATCAACGTCGACCTGCCAGAGTCGTTGGCGAAGCTGCTGCTGGCCGGGAAGTCCTGGGCGGAAGGCTCCACCGAAGATCACGGTGACCGAGTGGTGGGCCGTGGAGAGGACGACACCGCCATCCCGATGACACGCATCCCAGGTGTCGTCGACATCTCCATGAACCGGCTGAAGAGGCTCGTCGCTGACGGCACCATCCCGCACGTCCTCAAGGACCGCACGAAGCTGATCCGGCCGTCGGACGTGAAAGCCGCACTCACCCAATGAGCCTCCTCGATAGGGGGAATCAGTGCGTGGTTGTGTTCCCGGAGGAAAAGGTCACCGACGCGGACGGGAACACGAAAACCCAAGCCGCTAAGTGCGGGTTCCGCGCCAGGGCACGCATCCAACCGTTGGGTTCCGGTGGTGCAGCCTCAGCTGACCAGTACGGGGATGGGTTCGACAGCGAGAAGGTGTATTCGCTGCGGTTCCCCCGCGGCCTGAGATGCGTGTTGGGTGCCCAGTCCCAAATTGAGTGGATGGGTGAGCGGTGGGTCATCCACGGTGACCCGTTGAGGTACAGCAACTCTCCGCGCACCGCCCACCTGATCTACACCATCAAGAGGTACTGATGGCGGAGATCTACAAGAAGGGCAAAGTGTTCAACGGGATGATCGCCCACATGGGTGGGGTGAAGGGTGCGTTGCGGGACGAAGCGGGCCGCTTGGAGGGCATCGCGCAAACCCGTTTAACAGCTGCCCGCTCATCAACGAAATGGGTGAAGTACGACCGCGACTCGGCCGGCGAAACCGCCATCGAGGTGTCCGAAGCGGACGGCCAGTACACCTGCGACTATCACGTCTCCATGACCGCCGAGAACGCGATGGCCATCGAGTACGGGCACGCCCCCTCGGGGAAGTTGGAGGGCACCCGCACGAAAGCGCCGTTCGGTCTTTACATCATGACGGGGACGCACAGCCAAGCCTAGGGAGGTGAGTATGTCGAGGATGCCTCGCATCCAGTCGGTCATTCTCCCCATCCTGCGGGACTCGTTTCCCGATGTGAAGGTCGGTTCCTGGGTGGAGGACATCGACTTTCGTGATTTCCCGATGCTGCAAGTCAGGCGGATCGGTGGGATGCGGCACGACCGAAGACCTACCCAGTTGGCCATGCCGGTCATTGAGTTGACCGCTTACGGCATAGAGGGGTTGGTGGAAACCGAGCAGCTGTACGAGGACGCCCTGGAGGCGCTGTATGCGGCTGCGAGGAATCAGGCACGAACAGATACCGGCTATCTGCATTCAATACGGGAGACCTCTGGCGCCGCCCAGTACCCGTCTCCTTTCCAGGACTCCTGGCGGGTTCAGGGACTTATCGCATTCGGGGTTCGGCCCCTTCCAATCAAGTAACAGGAGTAAATAGACATGCCAATCAATGACAAAGCGGTGATCACCGCTGCGACTGGGTTCATTTTCACGGCCCCGGTCGGAACTGCCGCACCGACCCCAACTGAACTTGCCGCTCTGGCTACCCCGAAGCTGCTTCTTGAAGCCGGGGTTGACGATGTTGTGGTTGACCCCGACGCTGATGCTGGCGGCAAGGCCGGGCGTTCCACTGTGGCGGATGCGAAGACCACACTGCCTGTTGCGTGGGTCAACGTCGGGCACACCTCCCGCGATGATCTGCCGGAGTTCGGTTACGACGGCGGCGATCTGGAGACGCGTGGCACTTGGCAGAACGAGTCGCTGCGCGAGGTGGAAACCAAACCGGTCGCTGACTACCTCGTCTTCAAACTGCACCAGTTCGACTCGGGTGCGTTCGAGCTGTACTACGGCAAGGACGCCTCCGCTGTTGCGGGTGTGTTCGGTGTGGCCGGCGGCACCACCGTCCCGGTGGAGAAGGCCCTGTTCATTCTGATCGTGGACGGGCAGAACAAGATCGGGTTCCACGCCCACAAGGCGTCGTTCAGGCGGGACGATGCGGTGGAAATGGCCACCGACGAGTTCGCGGCGCTGCCCATCCGGGCGACGCTGCTGCGCCACAACACCGAAGTGAAGTTTTCCTGGATCAACAAGGACTTCTTCGTCCCGTGAGTAGGCCGGGGGAGGGGAGTTCCTGGCGGGCCGCTCCCCTCCCCCCTTCACCACACTGCCCGCCAAAGACCCGCTATGAGAAAGGCCCAGCCATGCCCAACAACAACATTTTGACTTTGGATTCCCTCCGCGAAGACATCGAGCGCGAATTCGCCCCCTGCCAAGTGGACTTGGGGGAGGGGAAAACGTTGACGCTGCGGAACCTCCTGCGGCTCCCCAAGAACACCCGGGAACAGGTGTACACACTGCTCGATGAGCTGTCCGCCATCCAGAAAGACGAGGACCAGGACGGTTTGGTGGCCACTGAGCAGTCCGCGCAGATCGCCCTGAAAATCCTGCCTTTGGTGGCCGACAACGAGAAGCTCGGCGCGAAGCTCGTGGAGTCCATTGAGGACGATTTGGCGTTGACGCTGCGGGTGTTTTCGCGGTGGATGGAGGGCACCCAGGCGGGGGAAGCCGAGGGCTCGCCGACCTCATAGATGAGTACGGTGAGCATTTGGCCGCTGACCTGCTCGAGCATTACCGGGTGGATTTGCGGGATCTGATGCATCCGGGCAGCCCGCTGACCCCGCTGTGGTTGTTGGTGTTGATCCGCGGCCTGCCTGAGGGTGGGCGGTTCAACGCTGCTGTGCGTGGTGGGCAGGAGTTCCGCGGTTGGGACGCGTCCCGGTATGCGGCGGCGGCGACGGTGAACGCGGTTCGGGCTTTGCAGCACACCTATGTGTCGGCGCATGTGAAGTCCCGGCCGAAGCCGCCGGAGCCGTTCCCCATCCCTGACCGTCCGAAGCGCCGCGGCGCTGGTTCGTTTGCCGCTATCGCGGCCCAAAAGTTGGCTGAGGAAGGTTCAGATGGCCGGTTCGAAGGAAGTCGGGAAGGTCTCGATCCGGGTCATTCCTGATTTGGATCGGTTCCGGGAGGAACTGCAGGGCGAACTGGAGAAGCTGGAACGTAAAGTCGCGGAGATCATGGTTGGTGCGGACACCAGCCGTCTGCGCGATGAGGTCCGGGCTGCCACCGGGAACCTTGACGCCGAAGTCGTTGTTGACGCCGACACATCCCGCATTGGTGAGCAGCTGAGGGAAAGCGTCAGGGACGCAACGAAGAACATCCCGAAG